AAAGCGCTCGCTGGCAAGGATGTATCGCTACAGGAGCTTGACGAATTCCGCCAGACCGTTGGACAGGCTATGGAACGGGCACAGCCTCAGGATGCCCGAACGCTCGGCCAGATCAAGAAGGTAGTCGACCACTTTGCCGACAATGCCGCTCCTGCCGATATTAACGGCGATGTGAAAGGCTTCGGCCTGATCAAGGATGCCCGCGCTGTCTGGGCAAAGAAGGCTAAGGTGGACACGCTCAACCGGATTGTTGAAACAGCGAAAAATTCTGCCTCCGGCTATGAGGCCGGCCTGGTAAATGGGATGCGTTCCCTAGCCAACAATCCGTCAAGAATGTCTCAGTTCTCCAAAGCGGAGCAGGCGATAATTAAAAGTGCAGTTCGCAGGGGGAGTGTTCGCGGCGTTCTCCGCGCCGTTGGCATGCTGTCCCCCAATTCGACATTCGGCGGGCTGGTAACGGGTGGAACGCTGGTGGGGTCCGGTGTGCTCCCAGGCGCTCTTTCGGCCGGAATAGGCGCCGCTGCGAAATTCGGGGCTGGCGCGCTCACTAAAAGCAAATTGACCCAACTTCAACGGGCGGCATCAACTGGCGTAGCACCCGCAACCGGCCCGGCTCCGCTAAATGTCGATGCTCTTATTCGAACGCTGCTGAACGCCCAATCCTCGGGCACTGCTGGCGCGGTCAAGTAGGCGGACGGCGAGAAGGGTTGCACCGTAGGCGGCCATGAAAGCCCAAGCTGCGACGATATAGCCGTTGATTGGGTAGTGGTAGGCTTGCTGAAACCACATCGCAGAGCAGCCGACTATAGCGGCGATCAGGAATTGGGCGAGCTTCACAAGGAAGTCGCTCACTTACAGACGGCCCACTCCTGCTCGGAAGCGTCAAAGCAGTAGCCGTTGTCTTTCAATTCCTGACCGAGTTTGGCGAGGATGTCGCACTGTTTCGCGGAATCGGCGGTGCTGATCGGCTTTCCATGCAACTCGCCCTGACGACACGCCGGGCGGGCATCGTTGTAACTTTCAATGGTCTTTGGTCCGTCGAAGGCAAAGCCGTTCAACGACCAGACAGTGAGTGAAGCAACCAAAAGAGCGCGCATGAAAACCTCCAGACTTCAAAATAATGCGCGATTTAAGGCTTTACAATGGCAACATTGACTTATGGTAGTGTTGTCGGCGGCGGTCCAGGCTGGACAAAGGTCGATACCCCGCAGGGTGTCCGCACCGTTTATGGCGATCGCGCGACCAGAAACAACAACCCCGGCAACATCGAAGCGGGCAGATATGCCAATAGCATGGGCGCCATCGGCACCGATGGGCGGTTCGCCGTATTCGGCAACCGTGTGCGCGGGACGATGGCGCAAACCGGCCTGGTTTTCGGTAAGAACTACTCCAATCTGACCCTTCGCCAAGCCATCGAAAAATACGCCCCGTCCTTCGAAAACAACTCTGCGGCCTATGCCGCTGCGGTTGCTGCTGCTGCCGGTGTCTCCCTTGACACCAAAATGAAGGACATCCCGCCTGAAAAGCGCTCTGCTGTCGTCAAGGGGATGCAGGCGGTTGAGGGAAATACCAGCGCTAAAGCCTACGATGAATACGGCAACCTCACCGATACGCTCGATACGGTCTCTCGGAGGACGCCGGCCACAGCACCGACGCCGTACGGCCCTAACAGCCAGCAGGCCCTTGCCTCAACCCGCCCTGACAATCGGATGTTTGCCGGCCCTAAAGGTCTGTTTTCGGTCGATTCGCAAGTTGCTTCGCGTATCGGACAGGTCACCCGGTCCCCCCTCGGCCCCGTCGCGCCAAGCCGTCCAAGCTTTAGTGGCATGGCAACGCCACGCGGCGTCAACACCGCCGCACCATCTCGCTCGTCGCTTGGCTTCACCAGTCAGGATGAGAAGGCGAACACCGGAAGCTACAAGAATGCGCCAAACCCCGGCAACTTCACGTCTCAGGATGAGCGCGCCAGCATCTCCGAACGCATGGGCATTCCCGGTGCGGTAGCGCCGTCTGCCTCCACTCCGTCTCCGGCCCCGCCAAGCACGTTGGGCGGTTTGAACTATTCGAGCCCCAAGGGCATCTTCAGTGTAGATCCAGGCGCCAAGGTGCAGGCATCGATCGCTCCATCTGCAATTGGACCGGCGGCGCCGCAGATTGGTCTTTCGCCAGCCGCGCCAGCCGCTATCACACCAACAAGACCAACTGTCGCACCGGTGGCCGCTGTTGCTGCTCCCAAGCAAGCCGTTGCGGTGGCAGCACCAGCCACGCCATCCTACAGCCGGCAATCGCTCGCGCCTGCACGTCCATCTCTGAGTGCTGCCGATGTCTACGGTGGATCTATCGGAACTGCGCAGACCTCAACACCTGGAACGACTGTTTCACGTGCAGCATCCTACGGTCCAACCTACACCTCGAACAAGTTCGGCGCGGTGACTGCAACAGCTCCAGATGGAACGCAAATGGCGGCATGGGGCGGCGTCCCTTCGAAGCCGGCAATATCGGGTCCGCTTGGCCTGCAGGGGATAAACGCTCCGGCGCCAGCGGTCGGCGGTATGTTCGGCCCAAAGGCCAAATCCGCAACGGGAATGCTGACGGGGGCGGCGATTGGCGGCTACGCGCTTGGGCCTCTCGGGGCTGCACTCGGCGGCCTGATCGGGAAGAACGTGGCTCAGGGCAAATCGCCTCTAAGTGGAATTCTCGGTGGCAAGTCAGCCACGAACCCAGGGATGCAAACCGTCGACACATATGCCGGGAAAATGAGCTTTTCCAATCCGGTGGGCGGTCTTGGCTTCCCGTCCGCGCCTGCCGCTCCGAAGGGCTCTTATACCGGCCCTAAGGGTGGCAATGGTGGGCTTTCCAGCCAGGCACGTGACGCCCTCGGCAAGAATAACGGCTTATATTAGAAACATCTGAAATTCAGCAAGGGCGGTCTTCGGGCCGCCTTTTTCTATGGGACAAGCACATGGCAAAAATCAACGTCCTCGAATACGATACGACGGCGGCAAACAACACCGACATCAACAGCATTGGTATTCAGGGCACGTCGCCTGTTTCCAATTTCGACAACGCATTTCGCGAGTTGATGGCCGAGATTGGCGCCGCTGTTACTCGCCATGTAGCAAAGGCCGCCGGTTCCTACACGCCCGCGAAGACCGATCACAATCAGCTCTGGCGCGCAACTGGTGCCGTTACTTTGAACCTTACGGCGGCAGCCACGCTTACGACCGGATGGGCTCTGTGGGTCAAGGCAGACGGCGGCGCGATCACGATTGATCCGAGTGGCGCGGAAACCATCAATGGCGCCGCAACGCTCGTTATCCCTGATGGCTCAGGGGCTTTCGTTCTCTGCACTGGCACCGCGTTCTTTGCCATCGTTGTGGCTGCTGGCAATGTTGCAGGGCCAGCGTCGGCGACAGATAATGCTATTGCCCGGTTCGACACCACAACCGGCAAGATCATTCAGGATTCAGTTGCCACGATCGATGATAGCGGCAATCTCGTGGCTACAAACGTCACGGCGGGTTCTTTTAACTCCTCTACGACCAATGCTCTGCTGTCCACGGCAAGCGCCGGGACTGTACTGCTGCGACCAAATGGGGTTGGCTCGGCCTCGGGACAGTTCACCGTCGCCAGCACTGGCAACGCCACTGTCGGCGGCACGCTGAATGTAGGCGCCGGAGCCTTCGGGGCGCCATCGCTCAGCTTTACGGGCGACCCCGATACGGGCATCTATTCCTCTGCCGCAAATGAAATGGGCTTTGCCGTCAATGGGGCGTTTCTCGCCAATATGACAGCAACCGGCTTCAATTTCGGCCGAGCGCTTTCTGATCCGACCCTGGCTGGCGTCACCATGCAGGCAAATGGGCAATTGGTTGTCGGCATGGATGCCAACAATGCCATCTTCAATCGCTTCACCTCAGACGGAACGATGATCCAGTTCCGCCGTACAAATTCGACGGTCGGGACTATCGCGGTAACGACAGTTGCGACTGCCTACAATACCTCATCGGACAAGCGGCTGAAATCAGAACTTCGCGAGTTCGACAGTGGCGCGATTCTGGACGGTCTTTCCTTCGGCGAATTCACTTGGCTCAAGAACGGCGCCATTGGCCATGGTGTGCTGGCGCAGGATGCCGAGAAGGTCTATCCGGAGGCGATTTCGCAGGATGGCGACGGTTTCTATGTCGCCGACTATTCGAAGTTCGTGCCGATCCTGGCTGCCGAGTTGAAGGCGCTGCGCAAGCGTGTTGCCGATCTGGAAGCGCTTGTGGTTATTTGAGATTGGCAAACTCACCAAAGTGAGTCTTGGCGGCTTCCTGGTACGCGGCAGCAGCGGCCTCCTTCGACTTAAACATGCCAAGGAAAAGGCGCCTTCCGTTTACCGATATTCGAGCTTTCCACGCCTTGTGTCGCGGCGCCCAATTCACGCCCTTGATCCCGCTGGTATTTCTAATCTGTAGTCCGGTATTTGCTTGGTTCTGGCTTGTGGTGGCTAAGCGTAGATTTGACCAGCGGTTGTTGCTGCGGTCGCGGTCTTTGTGGTCGATCTCGCTCGGTGGCCACTCGCCTGTCATATAGAGCCAAGCGAGCTGATGGCCGCGCTGATATACGTAGTCTAGGGTTAGGATGCGGTATCCATCTTTGCAGATGCATCCGGCGATCTTGCCCGCGTATTGGCCGTTCCATTGCCGGTTTTTTGTCAGCGACGGGTCTTTAGGAAGCCAGACAAAATCCCCGGTATCTGGATTGTAATGGACGCGGGATCGAAGGTAGTCGGCGGATATCTGCGGCATTATCCAAACCACTGGCAACCGTAGGAGGCGCGTCCAGTTACCTTCAGACAGAGCCGTTGCACGTCATCAGTCGGCAGCGGCTTCTCGACCAGTTTGCAGTTGCGCGGCTTATGGATGAACTTGGCCGGCGGCTTTTCGGCCACATAGCCTTTGGGCGGGACTAGCCAAGTCTGCTCCCTGTGAATCCAGCCGTTTGCGTGGGCGAGTTCATGAGTGCGGATTTCCGCTGTTGATGGCCGATCGTTCGCATAGGCCGTAAAGCAGGTCTTTGCCGTGGCCGGGGAGACGGCCAGCATCAAAAAGAGAGCGGGTAGCCGGAACATTTATTGCCTCCATAACCGATATCGCCTATAAGTAAGCGGTTGCGGTTATGGTGTCAATAACCGGTTGCGGTTATGAGGGCTGATTTGACGAATTTACCGGTATCGGATAACCCCAGACGAATGGGGAGACCTCCGCTCAAGAGAGACGTTGAAACCAAGGCGACCATGGTTCGCCTGACCGAAGACACGCGGCAGAGAATAGCGGCGTTGGTAGGAGATCAGCGCATGGCCCAATTCATCCGCGAGGCGGTAACCAAGGAATTGGACCGGCGCGAACGCGAGCCATCCAAATGACGCGTTTTTGCTTAGGATTTTGGTCGACCTCGCGCTGAATCAAACAACACCAAGTGCTGCTGATCCAGCCAAGCGTCGATAGCAGCAAGGGCGTCGCGGTCTTTGTCTGGATCTGACGCGGCCCGCGCAATCAATATGGCCCAACGGACGCCCTGAGCGTCGATAATCGCGGCGCCCAAGTCTTCGCCCAGAAGCGCGTAGATGGCCTCTTCAATCGTCATCCCGGCAGAATAAGCCACCAATCCCCACAAAATAAAAGAGGCCGCGCCATGCGTATTGCCCTCATCCTTGCCGCTTTCATCGCTTTGTCGGCATGCGCTCACAGGCCATGCACGATGGATCAGTGGATGGTGGACCCGTCGTGTCAGTGACACTCCCGAAGCCGCTGCCGCATTGGAAACTGGTGCTACAGCGCGCATGGAGTGTGAGGCTTAATGCCTTAGCTCTGCTGTTCACCGCGCTCGAAGTCGGGCTGCCCCTGATGGACGGCTACATAGACATCCCGCGTGGCATCTTTGCTTCGCTATCCGGGGTTACTGCGGCGGTCGCGTTCTATGCGCGCCTCGTTGTTCAAAGGAATTTGCCCCATGAGTAGGCTCAAGAATGCAGCGGTCGGTCTGACCGTGGCGGGATCGCTTGCCATCGGCCTTATCGGCGGCTTCGAGGGTGTGCGGACGCGCGCCTATCGCGATGTTGTGGGTGTGCCAACTGTCTGCTTCGGCGAAACGCGCGGCGTCAAGATGGGCGACCAATATACGATGGACGAGTGCCGCGCCATGCTCGGTCAGGCGTTGGTTGAGTTCGAAACCGGCATGCGCAAGTGCATGAGAATGCCAGACGCTGTTCCCGACAAGTCCTATGTCGCCTTCCTGTCGTTTTCTTACAACGTTGGCATTGGCGCCTTCTGCCGATCGACACTGGCTAAGAAGCTCAACGCGGGCGATCTGCGTGGCGCCTGCAATGAATTGCCCCATTGGAACACAGCCGGCGGACGCATCATCAAGGGTTTGGTTAATCGACGGGCCGAAGAGCGGAAACTGTGCCTGGAGGGTCTGAACTGATGAACGGCCTCAAAACTCTCCTCATCGACTGGCTAGAGAAATACAAGCCGTACTGCATCGGCTTTGCGGTCGGGTTCATCGTGGGAGCAATCTTATGGTAGCCATCGCCAAGTTCCTTGGGCTCGACACGCTCATTGTCTACGCCATCATTGCCGTTCTGGCTGGTGGCGGAATCTGGGCATGGTCGGCGCACCGTTACAATGCCGGTTACAACGCTGGCTCAGCACATGAGCAGCAAGCGTGGGAGGAGCAGCGGAAACGCGACCTCGCCAAACAGGCAGCCAGAATAGCCGCCGACCAAGCGCGCATAGATCAGATCGAAGCTGACTATCAGGTGCTCCAACAGCAAGCCGCCGAAAGCCAGGCCGCACAGGCTGCTCTTGAAGAAGCCTTGCGAGGCGCGGACCAGAAGCCGGTCATGCCGAAATCCATTTCCAAAGCTCTGAATGGTGTCCGATGAAAGCTTTCATCCTGTGCGCCGCGCTGGCCGTCTCGGGTTGCCAGACAGTCGATCGGCATTCGGTCTTGCCGGCAACAACCGCGAAGATCCCGCAATCGCTGCGGCAAGCCTGTGCTGGCGTGGTCAATATCCCGGAGAGGGATTTGACAATTGCTGAGGTCAGCCGGCTTTGGGCAACTGATCGCCGCGCCCTCCTTACATGCATGCGCCGCCACGGCGCGCTGGCGAAGGCTGTAGCCGTATTGGAAAGCGGCAAATGACGGAGAATGAGATTCGCCGCATTGTCGCCGAAACCGTTGACCAGACGTTGACCCGCCTTGGTGTGGACACTGAAAACCCCATCGAGTTTCAAAAGGATCTTTCTCATCTGCGCGAATGGCGGCAGTCGGTTGCTACCATCAAAAGGCAGTCGCTGATAACCGCTGTCGGCGTGCTTATAGCTGGCGTTCTTGGGTTGATCTGGCTTGGCCTTAGAGGCTCGCCTTAAGAGCCATATCGACAAGCATTCTTATTGCCTCGGACTTACTTGGGATGCGCGGTTGCTTCCGACGCCATTCTTCCACGCGAAGCACCCAGCTTGCCGGTGCCACGATCTGGATGCGCTCGGTTTCTGATCCGTCTTCAAGTTTCGGCGGCAAATTATTCCCCATCACTTTTCCCATGTGCTCTTAACAATTTCTTGCTCAAAATGCCATCGTGTGTATTATAAGCGTTGCCAGCATCTTACACAATACCGAAGGGACAAACGGTTATGGGTGAGCATCCTCGCTTCTGGGTTGCGTTCGGCATTCTGTTGGCCGCGTTGTCTCTGGCCATGTTTATGAGCGTGGTTCTGACTATCCAAGCTCACGCTGAGCCAGCACCTTCCGTCATTCACATCACCGATGATCCAGGCGGGAGCGTGGGCGTCTACTACCGGAAATATCAGGCTCTCTCCGCTGCCGGCACGGAAATCCATTTCCATGGCGTCTGCGCCAGCGCCTGCACCATGGTGCTGTTTACCGAGTTCACCGGCATCAAAGCCTGTGCGGACGAGGGCGCTGTCTTTGCCTTTCACAAGCCCTTCGCCCTGATGCAGGACGGGAAAGTCATGCGCTCGAAAAAGGCCGTGAGGGCAGCCCGCAAGATATGGACCGCTTGGCTGGAGGAACTGTCCCCTTCATTGCGCAAATATCTGAAGAGCGCCCGTGTCCCATCGGCGGCTGAAGGCGATGAGCAGAACACCCTGCTGCTCCTGCCGGCGTCAATCCTTCTCCCGAAATGCCCGATGACGGTGGCAGCACAATGACCCTTCCATACCGTCTATTCGTGCTCAACTTCGCGGGGGCATGCTTCCTCCTTTGGTGTTGGTGGCTGGGCTATATCGCCCGGGTCACCGAAGGCGACAATACTCACATGGCTGAGATCATGGCGGGGCTGTTCGTTCTCGGCCTGATCTCCACCTTTCGCACTGCCTTCAAGGTAGAGGCCATCCGCGACAGGCCAGACTTCACAGCCAACGGCAGGCTGAAAACCATCCGTGCCCTGATGATCAAAGCAGAGCATATCGTCGTCTTCACAGGCGTTCTGTTCATGCTCAGCATCGTCGGAAACGCCCTTGGGATCAAGGCGATGTTCCACGGCATCGACCCGCAATCCATATCGTCAGCGGACGGCGGGCAGGGGCTTATCGCCCAGGTTATGGCCGGAGCCGGCATGTCGTTCGGCTCAACCATCATCGGTGCTGGGTTGTACATCTGGACCACGTTCAACGCCATGATGCTCTACACAGAGATGAGGCTTCTCGAACTGGACGCCATGTAGGATGGGCCGCCACCGGGACTGGCCATTCGGGTTTATCGACCTGATCCTGTCGTTCGGCAATCTGCTCATCGGCATCCTGATTATTGTTTTCTTGAGCATGCGCCCGCCAGCCAAACCGGTCCCCGATACGCTCCCGCCTCCCGGCAACATTGCCGTGCTGATGTGCTGGGCACCGGGGCCAACCGACGTGGATCTTTGGCTAGGCGCTCCCGGCGACAAGTCCGTAGGCTACAGCCGCAAATCTGGCCTTGTGTGGGCGCTTCTGCGTGATGACATGGGCATCGTCAACGATATCAGCCCGATCAACTGTGAGAGCGCCTTTGCCCGCGCCACGCCTGCCGGCGAATATATCATCAACGCACACGGCTACAGCCTGCCGGAAACCATGTCGGTCCACATCGAGATATCCCTGAGCGGTAGGCTGCTGGTGGCGACAAACATAGACCTTCGCCCGAAGCAGGAAAGAACCGTTGTACGCTTCACGCTGGACGGGCAGGGGTCGATTGTCTCCGGTTCGCAGTCGCAAGTGTTCAAACCGCTAAGGAGCGCCACATGAAGTGGGTTCTCATAATCACATGGGTCACGGTCGGCTTTAGCAAAGGTAGCGGCATTGAGGTCACAACGTGGCCGACCCTGAAAGAGTGCTTCGCCGTAGGTAAGGCGGCCCAAGAGAACTTCCAGAGGCTCTACGAGGCTGGCAATTCAGCAAATTTCTCCTGCATTCCTTCGACCGGAGCAGAGCCGACATGCGGCGGCAACAAGCTGGCACCGTGCAAATGAGCCAACTAGCATGGCTGGTCATCGCCTTTTTGGCAATCATTGTCGGCACGGTTGGGTTCAGTGCTGTCGGGCTCTGGTGGATGGGTGACGAATGATCATCCTGGCATCCACATGGCTTGGCCTTTCCCTGCTGCTTTGCGTCTTCGCATGGTATGCTCGCCGATGGGTAGCGCTCACGCTTCCTGTGGCGGTCGCTCTCGCAGCGCTTGCCGTCTACTTGCCCACGGGCTCCCCGCGCTTCACCAAGCCCCCGCCCGGCGACTATGACGTTGTTGGCGCTGATATCGTTCCCAACGTGGGAATCTGGGTGCTGCTGAAAGAGGGCAGCGCGCCGCCTGTCTATTTCCGCCTCCCATATTCCAACTCCCAGGCCGACAAGCTTCAGAGCGCGATGGACGGTGAGGGCGGTGTCAAGGCCAAGGTCGGCCAAGAGGGCGGCGTGATATTCGATGGGCCTCCACCCGTCACCGGCGAGCCGCCAAAGGCTCCTGAGCAGCCGGCCGTCACGATTCCCTGATCTTCGTTACCCTGAAACCAACCCCGAGGTGACGGCATGCCCACACCGCCTTTGAGCGATGAACTGGCACAACAGGCGGCATCGCTGTTCCTGAAGCACCGGGACAAGAAGGCCGCTGCGGACGAAATGGGGGTAAGCCGCAATACATTCTGCAGCCGCCTGAACGTAGCGGCGAAGCGCGGGCTACTCGGCCCAGCCGAAGTTCTACCAGGCTTCCACATAAAATCTGTAGCTACAAAAATCGACGGTGCCTGGGTCAAGCAAACCCACGAGCCGGGAGAGGAGTTCGCCGTCCCAGACGGCCATATTGTGAAGGGCGTCTCTGCCCTTGTCGATGCTGATGGCCGAACGGTGCAGCAATGGGTCAAGACGAGGGAGGGCAACGGACCCATCCTGACAGATGCGCTCAAAGCTGCTCTAGAACAATATGCGCCGGCCCAGCTTATACCTCCTCCCACCTACACCAACGAAGACCTGATGACCGTCTACCCGATTGCGGATCTGCATCTGGGCATGTTCTCATGGGCAAAGGAAACCGGCGCCGACTACGATTTGAAGATTGCCGCTGATATGCTTCGCTCAAGCATGTCGAGCCTAGTTGCCCGCTCTGCCAATTCGAAGGAGGCGGTGGTCCTCGATCTGGGGGATTATTTTCACTCGGACAACAGCCGCAACCAGACCTCCCGCTCCGGCAATCCCCTCGATGTCGATTCCAGATACGCCAAGGTTATCCAGCTCGGCTTTGAACTCGTCATCCAGTGCATCGAACTTGCCCTTCAGAAGCATGATTTCGTGGAATACCGGAAGACGCCGGGGAATCACGACGAGGAAACCAGCCTAATGCTTGCCGTGGCCGTGGCGGCCCATTTCAGGGCCAATGAGCGCGTTCGGGTGGATACCGGCCCATCCCGCTTCTACATGCGCCAGCACGGCTCCTGCATGATCGCAGCAACCCACGGCGATATGCTCAAGATGGGCGAAATGGCTGGGTACGTCGCGGCGAATTGGCCGGAGGCATGGGGCAGAACCAAATACCGTTACGGCTACACCGGACACGTCCACAACGAAAAGGCGCTGGCTGTGAACACGCTTCGCGGTCTTCGCGCTGAAAGCTTCAACACGCTGGCCGCCAAGGATGCCTGGCACGCCGGAGAAGGTTACCAGTCACCCCGCAACATGGTGTCGATCACGCTGCATAAGGATCGCGGTGAAGTCGATCGCTTTACGGTGGCAGCTTGACCCATCGTGTTCTATTCCGGCCGCGCGTCGTAATGTCAGAACGGCCCGAAGCCGTGGTGATCCGCACACCGCTGGAAACCCCAGATCAATTCTATGAGACCGTCCTTACCCCGGAAGAGGCAAGGCGGTATGCGCTCGATCTTCTGAATGATGCGGAGCGAGCAATTCGAGTACAGGAGACTGCCGCATGGCTGCTGAAGTCGAAGACCTAGCCCGGCTGCTGTTTCGTGAAGATGATCCGACCGGCATCTTTGAAGCAGCGGATTACGGTGTGCAGCTTCATTATCGCCGCGCTGCGCAACAGAAACTCGCTGCCGCACTCTACACCCACTCACCCGAACTCGTTCGCTAATCCCCAAGCGCTGCCCCGCGCCATGCCCGTGCTTTCCTTCGGGAGAGTGCGGGCTTTTTGTTTGTCTGGGGATATGCTATACATTTCAGCGATTGTGAACCTCGCATTACGGCTGGACGAATGCGCCAGATACGGGTGCGGCCCGGCATGACCGGGTAGGGGCTTCGGCCCCGGCGCGGATGTAGCTCAATGGCAGAGCTATAGTCTTCCAAACTAAGGACGCGGGTTCGATTCCCGCCTTCCGCTCCAATCTTCCCCACTCCCAAGCCCTGCGCTATATCGGCTGGATGGCAGAGCCCGGAAGCAACGAGTAGTCGTTGCATACTTGGCAGCAAATAGTGGGGCCATACCGATGCTCGCCTTCGCTTCCGTCTCGCGAATAGACGCGCTTGTATTTGCCGCTGCCGCAGACCTTGCAACGCCACTGGTCCGTGGACTCGATAATGGGGTGTGCGGGAGGGAATTGGCTCATGAGCGTTTCTCCCAAAACGGCTTTTTCAGATCCTTCGAGCTGAACCAAAACGCCGACGATGTGCCGTCGCCGTGCTGGAAGCTCAGGAACCAGCGGTTGCCGTCCATATGCTCAAGGTGAGCGCCGCGCGTTGAGCAGACTTCATCCAGCGTACCATCGTCATTGAACTGCACCCGGCTCGGGTCGTTGTCGGATCGAAATGTGCCCTTTTTCATCCGGGAACCCTAGCATTTCTGCGGTTTCTGTGCCATATAATTCGCAGGGATTTAGCGAGAGAGACACGGAGTGTCTGCCGGTGGTCGCAACACCGGACCTTGCGACGGGTAGCGCGATCCTTCTCTCACCACCAGCCGAGAATCCTCCCCGTAAACCATCCCGGTAGATAGATAACCACCACCACAAGGGCGAAGGTGACGGTGTAGCGGGCGCTAGATCGGAGCCGCATTTCGTGGCTTCCTGATTTCCATGAACGGCTTCTTCAGATCCTTCGAGGAGAACCAGATAGCCGTGTCGGTGCCGTCAGCATGGCACAGGAGCAGAAACCAGCGGTTGCCGCTCATGTGTTCGAGGTGGGCCCCTGCCGCCGCGACAACCTCGTCAAGCGTTCCGTCTTCGTTGAATTCGGTGCGGTCTTCCATCTGCAATCCCTCTTCCCTATGGAGTTAGGCTGGCTCAGTGCGAAAGCGCCTGTTGACGAGCCTGGTTTAGCTCGGCCATTGCATCGTGACTGCCGCCAGCATCTGGGTGCGCCTTCTTCGCCTTCGAGCGATAGGCAATTTCGACCCCTTCGCGATCCGGCGACGATCCGGGAGGAAAGCCCAGCACCTCGCGCCATGAGCGGTTAGCAGCGCCGGGCGCCGGCAGGGCCTCGAAGGCAGAGAACGCCCGCTCCAGCATATCCGAAGCGCCCCACCGCTCAATCCCTCGCATGGCCTCAATCGTCTTCTGGATGGCGCGCATGTTGTCCTGCGGCCGGTCCCATCGGTCACAGGCGAACACCATCTGCTTGCCCTTGCGCTCAAAATAGACAGCCACGCCAGTATCACCATTGTCCGGCTTGGCCGAAGCAAACGGGTTGCCGTCGCGCCGCAGCGGGATGCTGGTCGAGATGACCACGTAACGGCCACCAAGGCGCGCAATCTCCCACTGAAGCTCTTGGCGGGCCTTGTCTGGCGTCACTTTGAATTGCGAGCGCTGCGGCGTCTTCGCGCGCGGCCAGCCTTCCGGCCAGTGTAGGGGGTATGCCTCTGCCATTTTCCTCTCTCCTCAAAAGTTCCAAGTTTCTTGGTACGTTCCGCCTGTTAAGGCAGGCAATTTCTTGGAACTCCCATTGAAACGATTGAGGATTGACCGGCCTTCTAAGCCGATGGTCACAGGTTCGAATCCTGTCGGGATCGCCAATCTTTTCAAGTAGATAGTACCACATCGCCTGCGAAAGTTCCAACTCCTTCGGGAGCCGAGTTCCAACTTTCAGTCATTATTTGTTCTCGCGCGCAGCCTTGTGCGGCCCAGCCGGCGGGCCGCATCTGCCTGCCGAACCGTCTCCAGATCGACTGGCTGGTATGTCTTGTGCAGCGCGTTTGAGGTAGAGATCGAGTTGGCCATTTTCGCCGCCGTCTCTGCCGATGTCGCTCCTCCAGCTTGCCCCTCAATCGCTCCAGAGCGCCGCATGTCGGCCAAGGTGCGCTTGTCACCGGGAAAGCAAAACTCCCGTATCACCGCGAAGTCATCTGGCAGCGTAAACCTGGAATAGATCGCACCAGACCGATTCCGCAGAATCGCGCCGACCTCACAGGGGAACAGCGTCAGATACGCATCCATCAGGGCGAGGGAGCGCCGCCCAAGCGTTCCGATGGCTGAGCGGCCCGACTTTGCCCGCTCGATAGGGAAGTGCCGTCCTGAGCCTTCCCCGGCAATTCCTGCCTTGGTCAAGCCGCGAAGGTCTGCAGGCGATAGCTGAGTGTCCCAAGCAAAAGCGATGGCGACCGCCAGCCCATGGTATTTCTCGCGCCATGCCCGCTTCGCCAGAATGACCGCTTCCCGCTCCACCCAGCTTTTCGAGCGCGGCGCCGGCTGCGAATTGGTGATCGACAGGGCAGGGTCTCTCTTGCCCATCGTGTATTGCAGCGAGGCGCAGACGTTCCACAGCGCCCGCCATATCTTGATGGTGCGCCACGCCTCCCGCGCCGAAACCTCATGGAAGATCATAGCCCGGAAGCGTGACAGGGTTTCCAGCGAGATTTCATCGCTCGTCGGCGGCAGATCCCCAAACACCGGAGCGATGCGCGCCCATGCCCGCTCCCATTCCTCCCGCGTCCTCGGCTTCTTGACCTCTGTCCATTCCGTGGTTTTGCGGTAGCGGTCGAACGCCTCACCGATAGAGCCGGGAGGCCATTTCGAGATAGCGTCCTGCTCTCGCCCTTGGCGGTGTCGCTGCCAGCGCTCGTTCCACTGTGCCGCTATGGCCCATGCCTGCGGCCCATCTTTCCCGCACCGTATGTTCTTGAAGCCGTCAGCCTTCATTGCTGAGGTCGGCTGCCAGTACCCGTACACGCCCTTTTTGATGACGTAGTAGGGGATATCCACCTTACCCACCCATCTTCTCCAGCCTTGCGATTACAAGGCCGGAAGGTTGCGCACGGGGCGCGGACTGTGGCAAGGTGCGGATGTGGCGGTTCGCGCGCCAGGTATCGATGGCGTCAAGGTCGTAATTGCCGGTGTCCGGATCGGACGGCGGGAAGCCTCTCCCAAGCAGGCGCGGCAGGATGGCAGTAAACTGCTCCAAGGTCAGCCCCATGCGGCGCGCGGCCTTTTCAGGCGGCACGTCTCGCGGCTCAACATGGAAGCGCAGGACTGTCAACGGTTGTCCCCGCTATCCACAGGAGTGCCACTCCTTGGGAGCGCAAGGGGGATCGTTTCGGACGGAGAAGTCCCAGCCGCACCAAGGCCATTCCATGCCGCAATGCGGGCAGTTAGGCGGGTCTTTGTCGGCCTGCTTGATCCCGATGCTTTCGAGAAATTTGACCATCGCGTTGGGCTTCGGCTCACTCATGGCTCTTCACCCCTGATGGTGTGGCGGGCCGGAATTGCTTGGACGCGCATGTAGCAGTCGTGGCAATAGTAGGAGCCGACGCCACCGCGCTCGAAGCGGATGGTTGCAGGCTTGCCGCAACCTTCGGAGGCACATTCCCATCTGACGTGCGGCTCAAGCAGAGCCTCAACCTTTGCCGACTGTTCGTCAGCGAAGCCCAGCGCCTTCCTGTATTCTTCCTCCCTGCCGCGAAGGCGGGCGATCTCGACATCTTGCGCGATGATGACTGCGCTGGCATTGTGCAGATATGCCTCGCACCATTCTTTCGTGCCGTGCTGGCAATGAGTGTGGCCGTCCTGCAGCCAGTCGAGAAGGTGCGTGTTGCGCTCGATACGGTCTATATCA